TATAAATGTACAACAAATGGAGGAAACATGAGAGTACAAAAATTTACAACAAGCCATTATGAAAGAATGATAAGAAGTTGGCCGAATGCATATTGCAAAAACTTACTATTAAAAATAAGAGACGAATATATTACATCAAATGATGAACTAGTTTCAATCGAAGATCGTTTTGAAGACTGCAATGATAGAGCAATGTATACTGCCACAGTAAAAATCCACGATAATAAAAACGGTTTTACACTTACATGTTTAATTGAGAAACCAACCCGATCACAAAATCATCCTAGTCTTAAAACTACTGTTTTTGAAGTAGAAGAAAATCAAGTAGTTTTGAAAGAAACAGAAGTTAAAGTTTCTATTTTGTAATAAATAAAAAAAACTTGACAAGTTCTGAGAACATGTTATATTATAAAGGTAAGCAAAAAGGAGAACAAATGATTACTTTACTTATGTTACTCTTTGCCTGTGGCGAAGAAAAAGCGGACGATTCCGCACAACCTGCTGAAGAGCAGCAGGAGCAACAAGATGTTCCTGTTGAAGATACTGGTGAAGAGCCGGTAGAAGAACCTGCGGAAGATACAGCAGTCGCAGAATAATAAACGGTTTTGTAAGTTTCCAAAAAAAACTTTCACTTTTTACTTGACAAACTCAAGAGAATATGATACATTATATATGAGACGCAAAACTCCCAAACAATTGCACTGTGGTTATTAACTTCACCGGTGAAAAAGTTAAAAAAAACATTTGACATGATGGACATTTCATGTTATAATATAAAAGAGTGAACAACTCAAACTCATTTAACATACGGAGGAAAAAATGAGCAACAATACTACTATTACTACACAAACTTACCGAGGTACTTTTGTAAAAATTAACGGAGAATCACGATCTATGCGTTTCATTCGCATCGCCGATCTCCCAGCCGGAATGATTTCAGAATCCGCTCACCGACATATTCGTCATCTTCAACAACTTCACGGTTCAGAAGTCGTATATGATCTGGACAAGCAAGGTTTCCGTTCATACAATTGGAAAACTTCTTCTGACTCTTCAAATTCCGAAGAAACTGTATCAATCAGTCTGTAAATCTCGCGGTTTTGTAAGTTTCCGAAAAAAACTTTCACTTTTTACTTGACAAACATAAAACAATATGTTATAATATTATATAAGCAATTGAGAAGTGAAACTCCAAAACATTCACAAAGAGGTTATGACTTGTTCCGGGATAAAAAGTCAAAAACAATTAAGACATTTCAATTATTAGGAGGAAACATGTCAAATTCAAACGTAACAATCTTTAACGGTACTTTCCGTAAACTTAATGGAGAAACACGAACAATGCGATTCATTCGTAAATCAGATCTCCCCGCTTCAATGGTAAACGAAGCAACTATTTCTAACCTTGAGTCTAAGACACACAGTGAAGTTGTCTATGATGTTGATAAGCGCGGTTTCCGCCAATTCAACTGGAAAACAGCCGAAGGNGAAGTAACTGAAACTCAAAGCACATTTAACTTTTAAGCACTCCTTGTGGTTATGACGGTTTTAGGGGATATTTCCGAAAAAAAATTCCCCCTGTTTTCTTGACAGTATCAAGATAGTATGTTATAATAATAATGGGAGCAAGATTAAAACTCTGCTTACCTTAGTCTGAGAAGACAAAAAACATCGCCTAACTAACGGAGAAATCAACATGGCACTTAATATAGAAGCAATGAGACAAAAACTTGCGAACTCACAAAACAAAAATGCAGGAAAAAACAGCGGCACAAAGTGGCGACCATCAGAAGGAGATCAAACAATTCGAATCCTTCCAACCAAAGATGGAGACCCGTTCAAGGAATTTCACTTCCACTATAATGTAGGAAAGAATCCTGGAATTCTGTGTCCAAAGAAGAACTACGGCGAGCACTGCCCTATTTGCGACTTTGCCTCCCAACTCTGGCGAGATGGTGTAGATAACAATGACGATCAAAGTAAAAANGCTGCAAAGAAGTTATTCGCTCGAAAGCGTTACTATTCTCCAGTCCTTATCCGAGGCTCTGAAGCTGACGGTGTAAAGATCTGGGCTTATGGTAAAACTGCCTATGAGACACTTCTTGGATATGTACTTGACCCTGATTATGGTGATATTACAGCATCCGAAACTGGGACTGATATTGTATTGAATTACACTGTTCCTGGTACTCCTGGGTCTTTCCCAAAGACTCAACTCAAACCTCGTCGCCGNCCCTCCGTACTGTGTGACGAAGCAATNGCTGACTGCGATGCTCTTTTGGATAGTGTTCCTGATATAGAAGCACAATTCGATCGAAAATCTTCGGAAGATATTCAAGCCATTCTGGATGATTATCTCTCTACGGATTCCTCCTCCGAAATGTCCTCCTCAGAAACTGCTAAGTACGGCAGTTCCGTAGATAAGAAGATTAATGACTTTCTAAGTTAGTGATTGCTTTCGTGATGCCCCCCGCGAATTAAAATAATGGTGGGGCACTATTTTATGTTTATTTATAAGGAGAAAAGATGAACAATACTTATTTAGGAGCTCAAATTATAGAGGACACTATAGCATTTTCAAATTGGAATATTACACCAGAAGCAGAAGGCAACAAAACCTTAAAAGTTTTAAGTGGTGCAGTTAAGAAATTAGCACAAGCTTTATCGGAAGCTATAGATAATATAATTGATGCAGGTGGTTCTATAGCTGAAATTTTTATAAAGAACAGCAGAACTAGTGGCAAATTTGACATCTTCATTCGCGATAATGGAACTGGCCTAAACCACCAGAAAATACAGAACATGTTTAAGATTGGTGCTTCCTCTAATGATAAAGGTCACAACACCATGGGTTGGAAAGGGGTTGGAATCAAAGCAGCCGCCCATGCCGCATGTCAAAAGTTTTGGGTCGTAGGAAGAGAAAAAGCCGGTGAATTAGTAGCAGCTTTTATGGATTTTTCAATTAATGTTACAAAGTGGCATGACAAACAATTTTCAAATGTCTTTCATGGTCACGAAGAAGTATACAAAAATGCTCCGAAAGAATTGCTAGAAATAATTTCGGATCCGAATGATTTTGTAGGCTGTGTTCAGATGTTTAACAATATCACTGGAAGAATGATAAATCAAAATCCAAACGTAGACTCTATTGTAAAGAAAATACTCCAAACTAAATCCGAGAGATCTAGAACAAACTTGTCTTATATCTATAGAGAGATTTTGAATCAAAAAATTAAAATAACTGTAAATGGTCAACATCTTGTTCCATCAGGTCATGGATTTGAAAACACCCCAGAAGGAGTTCCTCTTTCACATAGGTATTTTAGAGATCAACATGCAACAGGCCAGAGATTATATAACATAATAGGTCCGGATGGATTAACATGGGAAATAACAGTGCATTATACACTTTCCTATAAATANGATCAGAATACCGGGGAGATTACGAAAGTGACATCTACTCCAAATCAAGGACAAGTACATTTATTAAGAAATAAAAAAGAGATTACAACATGCAAGATCCCAATCCATAGTTACGGAAACACTTGGTCTATTGGAGAGCTTCATGTTGATGTTCATCTGCCTCCAAAATTTGTTGACACTCATTCTGAATTGGCATCAGAAAAATCGATTAAGTCTTTATCGGCAATCGGCCCTGACGATTATAATTTTGCAAAAATTCTCACAGACCTTCTTCGAAATGACATAGAGTTGGCAATTGCTTACAATAAAGCTAATTTTATAGATCCGGACAGTAAAAAAAATACCAGTAAAAAAAGCTATCATCCTGAGTTTATCTATAGAGATAGATATTATAATTTTCTGCGAGAAAATTATCTAGAAGAAGGGTTAATAGAAGAAGAAATTAACGATATTCTTATTAGAGAAGATTCTATTGGTACTTATGGAACACGCAATGATGTAACTGACAAAGGGACAATTGTAGAAATAAAAGTCCAAGCTGATCAAAATTCTATAGGACAGTGTTTAAATTACATGACCCAGAGAAAAACTAGAGAATGTAGGCTACTTTCAATCGTAAGTCCAAATAACTTAGAGAAGTTTTTAAAATTCCTCAGACTAACAGAAAGCCACTATAATGTTAAAATCGATTTCGTGGATGCATCTGATCGTAGAAAAAATCGATTTCTTTCAATGTCTATGAACCAACAACTAGAGCCGACAGAGGAACTGTCAATCAAAAAATTTAGAAGCAAAAAGAAATAAAGTAAAGCCTTGGAGCAAGGCTTAAAACTGCTCCAACTTTTTAAGGAGAAACCAAATGACAAAAGCAGGCAAAATTGACCTCAAAGCAATGCAGAAACTTGTTAACAAGAAGACTGGATTGAATGTCGCTCACAACCTAAACGAAAATAACCCCACTATTGTGAAACAGTGGATTCCAACAGGCTCTCGTTGGCTTGACTCTATTATTTGTAGAGGAAAGTATGCGGGAATTCCAGTAGGAAAAATAACTGAGATTGCTGGACTATCCGGCGCAGGGAAGTCATTTATGGCTGCTCAAATAGCCGGCAACGCTCAGAAGATGGGACTCTTCCCTGTCTATTTTGATGCAGAATCTGCAATCGACCCAATGTTCCTAGAACAAGCAGGTATTGATACAGAAAACTTGATGTATATTCAAGCAGTATCCGTTGAGAAAGTATTGGAGACAATTGAGACTCTTATAGAAGAATATGAAGATACACAATTCTTATTTATCTGGGATTCAATTGCAGCAACAAGTTCGGAAAAAGAACTTGAATCTGACTTCAATCCTCAATCAACAATGTCCGTCAAGCCAAGAATTTTTGGCAAGGCATTTCCTAAGTTAACTATTCCTCTGGCTGACGGGCAACATACTTTACTTCTGATAAATCAGCTAAAAACGAACATTGATGTTAAAAACCCAATGGCTGCTCTTATTGAGCCGTGGATTGCTCCTGGTGGAAAGGCTATTGGATATTTCTGTTCTTTGCGCATCTGGCTTACAAAGCGAAAGTCTAAAGCATCTTTTGTACAAGACAATACAGGACTTCGCATTGGTTCAGAAGTAAAGTGTAAGCTTGAAAAGTCTCGTTTCGGGACAGAGGGAAGAGAATGTACTTTTAAAATTCTTTGGGCAGGTGAATCTGCTATTCAAGATGAACAATCTTGGCTAACGGCTCTCAAAGCCTCAAAGACAAAGCGATTAGCACTTTC